CGATACTAGGATATCTTAGACTTACAGTTATCACCGTGCCAACGAGCGTAGCCATTCACTGCAACTTCTTTGCTACAATGAGGGCATAACTTCTTCTCACGCTTCGTGCCACGTATTGCTTCTGATTTCTTAGCAATAGTTTCAGCGGATTGTTTGCGTCCTATTGCTTTTTGTCTCATCAATTCAAGCGTAGACTCTTTGTGAGCCTTACCGTACATGCTATTATTTTCACCAAGCTTGGCGGCGGACATTTTAGCGATCCATTCATCGGTGAAGCTTTCTCGCTTGACTCCTATTTTTGCTTTGCTTATTTTAGTGCCGGCGCCAGGTCTTTTTGCTGGATTTTTATCTCCTGATGCTCGTTCACTCCTACCCTTACGAACCTCTTCAGAAACAGGCTTGCCATACATAGGATTATTTTCACCCATCATTTTTTCACTTTGTAGCTTAGAATATTCTTCTTTAAGATTACTGTATACTCGTGCGGTTATTCTGTTTGAATATCGTTGCTGGTTCTTATTTTCAGCCCGCATGATACGAATAGCGTTAAGCATCTTCCAATGCGCTTCGCCTTCTCGGTGTATCTTAGTTAATAACCAGTGACAGATGAAGTGTTCTCTTGCGGTTAACTTGGTGATGTTTGTTGGGTTATCATTGCCGCCCAGTGATTTAGGGATGATGTGATGTGATTCTGTGTAAAACTCAGTGAGTCTATTTTGTCCACGCTTAGTAATAGAAGCGTACCATGTTTCGTATTTGTTCATATTATTACTTATCATGTTAGTAAGTTCAATATAACATACTATTATAATTTAAACAAAAGAAAAGGGGACATTTCTGCCCCCTTTTCCATTTTTCTTACTGCGTTGAGTGCGTAAGTACTTGAAATATCACTGAAAAGTGAGATTTTGTACAGCAATTTCCCCAACATAATCGGCAGCGTTGCCGAATGATGATGCAGTATTCGTAAGCTCTATGTAGCCATATCTCGTCATGAACGAAACGACCGGTTCGAATGTTGACGGATCAAGAACAACGCCTGAAGACATCAACGGAATGTATGGGCAGTAGAATGCTGCTGCATCAGTTTCCGATGAACCCTTGTATCCAACAAGTACTGGCTGAGTGTCTGGTGCATATGAGTTAACAAATACACGCATTGCACCGTTAAGAGTACCAACGAACTTAGTGTTAGTTGGAGCTTCAAAAGTGCCTTCAGTAGTACGAGCGAAAGCAGAAGTAGTAGCCGACTGAAGAACAGTCAACGAAGCTGGTGAAACAACAGCCCAGTTACCTGCACCACGACGGGTACGTTGTGCGATCAAGTTTGCAACGCGATTGATAAGAACTGCGAGGGCAGCGTGCTCATCACCAACGTAAGTTGCAGTACCTGAAACAGTTGCTTGGTTGAATGTATATTCAGTTGAAGCAAGTGTTGCAAGTGAAAGCAAGATTTCTTGGTCGATTTCAGCAGTGATTTCTTGTGCAAGTGCTGCCATGATTTCTGCTTCAACGTCAATACCATGTTGTGATTGTGCGTCTTGTGCAGCTTCAAAAGTCCAGCGAGCTTGTAGCTTACGTGACTTAGCTTCTACAGCTTGTCTCAAGATTTGTACTGAGATTTGCTTACCACCATTGCCTTCTAGGGCAGCAGTGTCATTTGCAGTGTAGTATGCAGTAGTAGTGTCTGCACTGTTTGCACGTGAATATGCTTGTGCGATCTTGAAAGGTGAAAGTGCTTCTTCACCAGCAGTTACTGGAGTAGCTGCTGCTGAAGTATCGCCCAATGAGTTCGCATAACGAACACGAAGGGTGTGAATCTGACCAACTGGACCAGTCATTGGCTGAACGCCGACTAGTTCGTTAGCGATAACAGTAGGCATAACACGACGGATTACTGGAAGAATAACGCGATTTAGTGTTGCGATATTACCAGCAGTTGTGGTACCTGCTGAAGATTCTGCAAGAAGTTGCTTCTTAGTGTTCTCAAAAAGAACACTCATTGTTGAGCGACGATTGCCCTTGAGACCCTCTAAGAGTGCCTCTTTAGTTTCGCCCCAACGTGATTCTAAAAGTTGCTTTGACATTATTATAATCTCCTAATCTATGTCGGTAGTATTAAAGTCCTGCCAGGCGCTTCATATCGATTACGTTATCTTTTTGTTCGGTATCGATTTCAGTTGTGTACTGTGCAGCTTTGTTTCCAGTTGCTTCTACGATAACAGATGCAGTTGCCTTTGCAGGCTTTGCTGATCCAGTATTGAGAACGGCTGGCAGATATTTGTCGAATGCGTTTTGTAGTTTAGGTGTCTGTACGCTTTCGAGCAAACTACTCATTACTTGAGCCTTTTCCTTGTTGAGCGTTGATAATAGTTTACCCATTACCTGCTCACGTTGGTTAGATTCTCTAATAATGCGAACTTCGCGGTTCTTGCTTTCTACTAAGGTAGCTGCCTGTTGCAACTTAGTCTTAGCTTCTTCAAGTTGACGATTCTTGTGTTCAAGTACTTGCATGACTTTACGTGTCTCAGCCTTATCGTTAAGATAAGTGGTTGAGAATTCGCTCGCAAAAGATTCATAAATCTTACGACCGAAGTTGTTCTTTCTTGCACTCTTGATGTCTTCTTTAAGTTGTGATAGTTCACCCTTAAGATGTGATGATACGATGCCGCTAACCTTCTTAGCACTTTCAGCAACAAACTTTGCCTTGAGTGTTTCGAGTTGCTTGCGACCTTCTGCAACGAGCTTGACCTTTGCTTCGACAACTGCTTGTCTATCAGTGGCAAACTCTTTGATTTCTCTTGAGAGAGCGTGAACAATAAATTGCTCAAGCTTCTTTTGATTTTCCATTTGCACCTTACGATCAGTACGTAGTTCTTTGATTTCTTCAGCTAGCTTAGTAACCATGAAGTCGTTGAACTTAGTTGCACTTTCACGTAGTTTGACTTGAGCCTTAACTCGGTCTTCGTTCATTGCTTTTCTTTCAGACTTAAATTCTGCAATTTCTTCTGAAAGATTTTCTGTCATCATCTTGTCTAGGGCGTCTACCATTACGCTACGATCATGCTCGTAACGTTGTGCGAACTCTTCGTGAAGTTCAGCACGTACTTGGATGCGAGCTTCATTTAACTTTGATTCCCAGGCTTCGTTAAGTTCTCTGCCTACGTCTTCGTTAATGAGACCGCTCTCCAATAATGGTTTGATTGCGTCTAGCATTCTAATTATCCCTTTATAGTTTTAAATCATTGATGAGGCGTTTAACTTCCTCAGCTAAGTATTTCTGGACTTTTTTGTTGCCCTGTGCATCTTTTGCGATTTCTAAAGCTTTAGGTCCGTACTTCATATTTTGAAGTCCTTCGTAAATTGCCTTAGGATATGCATTAGGAGCACTTGGTTGAGCAACGATATCTACAGTGATGATTTCAAAATCACTGACACGGCCATCCATATCGTTAACGTTTCCGCTACCTCTACTAGATACACCGAGTTTAACGCCCGACTCCAACATTGTTCTTACGAGTTGACCCATTGGGGTTGGGAGAATTTTCAATTTACCGTAACCATTAGGACCGTCCATCCACATATGAGTGATCATATGAGATACACGGTCTAAGTTGATTTTAAGATCATCTGGGTGATCGACTTCGCCTAACACTGAATACCCTTCGTTAATCTGAGTATTCAGTGTGTCCACGGCTGTACCGATTTCAGAGACGGGGTATATACGCTCATTTGCGTTTTTTACCCCGCCCTGAATGAAAATCCCTTTCATATAGAGGGTTTTTAGACTGTCGTCGCCTTCTTTTACGGACTCGACAATCATCCCTGCTTTATCAAAAGTCAGATTTTCCCTGAGATACAAAGCCATCTGTCTCAGATTCCCTTAACGTGTTGGTCTACGAGTAGTGCGACGTGATTCGGCAACTGGGCTCTTGAAGTTTGAACCGTTGTCGCCCTTGACTGGCTTAGGTGCTGCTTCGCCCTTGTCACTGAAGTTATCTTTACCTGGACTGTTCTTGAAAGTGCCTGCGCCCTTTAGTGAACCTTCACCCTTTGTATATGGGTTGCTTGGCTTCTTTGGGCTAGTCGGAACTGATTCTGACTGACCGGTGAATGATACTGGCTTGCTGTCCATACCCTTTGAACCTGAGTTGAATGTCACTGGGCTCTTAGTTTGTGCGCCGTTGTCACCATGAGTTACAGAAATCTTCTTGAGTTGGATTGCTTCCATCATTGCTTCTTCGTCCATCTCATCTTCGTCCATCTCATCTTCCATCATGTCGTCTTCTGCGCCCATGTCGTCTTCAGCACCGAAATCTTCTTCGCCGCCCATGTCGTCATCGCCGCCCATGATTTCTTCAAACTCTGCCATTAATTGGTCAAGCTTGTCTTCGATGCGGATCAATGTTTCTTCACCTTCATCGCCACCGTCTTCGAAGTCGTCTCCTGACATTTCGTCATCAAATTCCATGTCGTCGTCCATGTCGTCATCGCCCATGTCATCGTCATCACCGATTTCGATTTCTTCGTCTTCGTACATACCTTCGTCTGCTTCTTCAGCATTGATTTCGTCTAGTAGTCCACCTACTTGACCGCCCATGCCTTCTTCCATGTCGTCTTCGTCCATGATTGCCTCGAAGATTTCACGGGACTTTTCTACAACGATGTCGTGGAATAGTGCTGATGCTGCTGCATTATCTTCATTGATAACGAGCGTGATTAGTTTTTCGAACTTTCTAGTATCCATTAAATTGTCTCCTGATATTGAATGGCTTTGTATAGAGTTATTTAAGCCGTATATCAGAAAACACCGTATTAAGCAGTCTTTTTTACGCTTTTCGGTTGAATATACTATTTACATAGGAGGAGCGCCGCCCTCAGCTTCAGGTTTTGCACCATATTGCTTGCGAATTTTAGTGAGGTGTTGTTGTTTTTCGTAGTTTCTTACATCAAGCATTCTACGCAACTTACGTATTTGCTTTAATGTTAGCTTAGTTTTACGTGATGTTTTCCATACAGGTTTACTGTTGTCTTGATTTACATCCTGAAATCCTGATACAGGGGGATCGAACATCTCGTTTAAATTCATAATCTAACACTCCGTAGTGTATTTATTCTTTTGTTAGAATCCGCCGCCAGTAGGTGGAGCGCCGCCACCTCCACCGCCTGCTGGAGCAACGTCGCTTGCTACTGCGCCTGCAACTTCAGGCATCTCGCCCTCTTCAGGTGCATTTTCAAGATCATCTGCGGTTGTTTGGTCAGCATCAAAATCACCAGTAGATACACCGATATTACGTAGATCAGAACCCTTAGCATCTTGTGAGATTTCTTCGCTGTTCTCTTCGTCCCACATCTTTTCGTTTTTCTTGATCTCTTCTTCAGTTAAGCCTAGGAATCTTTCGAGAGCAAATCTTTTTGAGATATAAGGGAACGCTTCCATACTTGCAAAAGTACTTACTCGTGAAGTATCCATCTCTGCTTGACGATATGAAGCAAAGTTTTGTGGAGGATTGAAGTTGATGCTGAATAGACCAGTATCAATATTGAAGCCTCTCCAACGAAGGAATAGTTTAAACTCTTCATCTAGCTTTAGTGCAATGTAGTTTTGTAAGCGTTCGCAATATTGATTGAATCTAAACTCTTGAATCATCGCAGTACCAACACGACCGTCGTTCATTGGAGTAGAGTTGTCATCAGGTCCAGTTGGAAGATAAGATGAAGGTACTCTTAGA